ACGCAAAGTTGCTTGTGATCTGCGGGAATGTCTTCATCAGAGAAGGTGTTCGGGTAGCCTTCTGTACGGAGCATGATCGAGTTGTAGAGCTTGTGAATGGGTGCAAAGATGTTCTTGGTTCGGGTCTTGTTCATCGCCCGTTCGTACATCGTCATTTCCTTGATAGTGGGTTCCCGTAGAAGGTGCGTCTGTACACCATACTGCGTCTTGAGGGTGATTACGTGCTCATCGCCGGATTCAGTAGCGCCGAGGACTTGAGCAGCAATGAACCGCCCGATGATGTACCCGGCTTCGTATTCGTCCCATGCTTCGCCCTTGTCAAGACGAATTAGGTTGAACAATTCGCTTTCAGCCTGAAGATTAGATTCCTCGTCATCCTTAGTCGATTGGTTGCGGAGAGCGACAGCCGTATAAAAACTCTCCTGTTCTTTGGCAGTGGGACAACGGAGCACCGCTGACTTCTTCGTCTTGAGCGTGACCCGGAGTCCGTCTACTTCCGTGCCGTCTTCTAGTTTTACTTTTTCAAATTCACCGTAGAGCATATGTGCGAATACTTAGACACGAAAAAAGACGGCTACTTTTGATAGCCGTCTTCGGGTGACGTTGCTGTGATTGCGCCGATGTTTTACGATGCTTGATTTTCGGTGCTGCGAATCTTCAAGGCCGTTGATGCTGCATTGGTCACGTAAACATTGGTGACGTTGCCGCTAAACGGACATTTGCCGATACCGTCAGTAGCGAGAGACCATGTAAGAACCTGACCCGCCACGAGTACGATAGTGTCCTGTGGCGAACTGCCTGAAGGGTTGTTAGTGTACAGCGTGGTTGCCGTGCTTGCCGACAGACAGAGCGACTGAAGATTAGCTTGTGTAAACTTCAGGTTCAACGCTTCATTGGTGCCTGTCGCCAACGTCTTATCGTAGTTGGTTTCCGTATCCGCCGTGACTGTCTCAATCTGCTGAATTGTGACATTCGACGTGTCGTTATAGGTTCTGGTGATCTTGTGTGAAATACTCATGTTCTATTCCTCTTAACCGGCAATGCCAGTGATTCCGCACTTCGCCGTGACTGTTACCACGCCGTTGGTAAGGTCATACATCGGAAGGACGCTTACACGGACTGCCGCAATACCATCTACGTTCGTGTTCTCGACCTTTTCAAATGCGACTTTTTGAAGTTCAATCTCTACGGTGTGCGTCCCATCGTAGGTGAACGTCATCGTTGCTGTGCCAGTCGTCAGGTTACGCAACTTGGTGTACTCTGCCGAAGTGGATGTCAAAAACGCCGTGAAACTAAACGCCGCCTTGCGTGCTCCAATGAGCAAGTTCGCACGAGTCGCAAAACCCTTTGCATCGACGCCCGAACCGATGAAGTAACCAAGATCGGCAACTAGGTTGTTATTCCAACTGAAGGAACCTTCAAGACCAGTTGACGCCGCCACGTAGTCAACACCATTGATGACGAGAGACATTCCACTACCAAGGGTGAAGTGCTCAGACTCGACAGCCGGGTAGCTCACGCCTGACGGACTGGTGACCGAACCGGAACCCCTGAAGGTGCCTTTGGTCGAGACGCTCTTCAGGCCCGGACCATACTTGAAATCGATCTGGAAGCTATCCATCACGCAACCTGTGTACAGATTGTCGATTGCGTTACCGCCGCCGTCTGGCAACTGTTCGCCGATAGAAAAACTAGGCAACTGTAGAGTAGTCGAAGGATTGATAGGGGTGATCGTATACGTTGGGCTTGAATAGCTGACGCCGCCTAGTGCATAACACAGGCCGTAAGTCATCCATTCCGCCGAACCGTACTTTTCAAACGTGCCTTGGACATCGTTGTACGTTGGGAAAATGTTCTCTGCGAATTCGTTTCCTTTGCCGATCCACGCCGAATCATTTTCAGTGTTTGAATCCGGCGAAATAATGTCGAGGTTCAACTGTTCCCATCCGAGGAACGTAGAGCTTGCGGTGTTGTAAGAACTCTCAGCAGCTAATCCGGTTGCGATTTTTAGACCTTGTACTCTTTGCATTTTGGTGATTGCCTCATCAGAAGGCTACAGTTAGCCCTGAAATGGTATTTAGCGATTCACAGACGCTATGGTTGATCCCCAATTTCTGGTATGACTACATGCGCCTGAAAGTAGTCTTGTTGTGTGTCGTCAATGCGATGACTGATAGACGGCGTGTCCATGAGCACCACTTGACCCGGCAATACTGCCACTTGACGAATGTTAAGCGACGTTCCGTTGACGGCCTGATTGAAAATCAAGTAGCCGATGTCTTCGGTTCCTGTGGGATTCGCCGCCCCTGCCTGATTGGTCGCTCGATAGGTGATATCAAGGTGATGTTTCCAGAGCGTCATCATGTCAAAGTTCCCGCCCTGGACGCCTTCATAAGAGACGAGTAGTGAGCCGGGTAACATCTCTTGGATAGCATCGAGAATCGATTTCGACACGCCGTACATGAAGGAATAAGGGTTTATCCCGTTCGGCATGGCAGACACTAAAGCCGGTATGGTCTGAAGGGTCGCTACAACGGCGTTGACGAGTGCGGAACCTTTAAGCATTGTAGGTGCTCCCGTTCTTTTTCAAGATGAGCCGTGCGCCGCCGATCACGTCAATTTTGAATTGGCCGATGTCATAGCAAACCGAATCGATCACGATCACGTCACCACGTTGCGGATTGGGTACGATGTTCGTATAATCGACAAACAGAAAAATGTTAGTGTTGCCATCGATACCACCCGGCAAAAGGTCTTCCGGCTTCGGTTGCGAAACGATGCCCTGAATTTCAATGACGCTTTGCTCCGATCCGTCTGTAGTCTGTGGAATGAATAACACTGTTGTGCTCTCAGCAAAAGTGCTGAGACAGATTTGATTTAGTGACTCGAAGGCGTCTAGGAATGGATTCACGAAGAGTATTTAGGGCAATAAAAAAGCCCACTCGTTTTGATTGAGTGAGCTTAGTTTCTTGCTTCCTACGTCAAGAAAGTTGTTAGACGATTGCGAACACTTTGAACGTTGCGCCGCTAGTCACGGTAACCACTACATTTGTGGTGGTGTGTGTTCCTTCGGTGACCGCCTGTGAAGACGTAGAGCCGGTGAAGCTCACAAAGACGTTGGTAGGAACGACGCCTAGACCGTGTGCAATGTTCTGAGCCGAACCTGTACCAGTCTGAACAGTCGAAATGAACAACTGCATTTTGGCTTTCGTCACAGCGCTTGCCGCAAGCTGAGTAGTCCCTACGGAACCTGCCGCAAGATCAGTGCTGCTGAGACTGAGAGCCACGCCGCCCGGAGTTACCGGACCTTGAATAAGTTCTGTTTGTGTGAGTGCCATTTATTTTTCCCTCTTTCTCTTAGCCCTTGGTTTCCCGTCTGTGATCGCTGCGAACAGTTCCCCGCCTACCTTCTCAGTGATTTGATTCGTCTCGTACAGTGAGTACAAGGTCCGCTCATTTTCACTCGGGTAATCTTCGCCGGGGTGATACATCACGCCTTTGTTAAAAAGCGGATGGTCACCCACGATGAAAGAACCGTTCTTAACGAGTTCCCAAGACTTCAGGTTGAGAACCATGTTAGGCAATCGCTGTGTAGAAGAACCCACCAAGATCAGCCGAAATCAGGTTGTACTGATATGCCGACTCGATTTCAACGTGGGTGCTACGTGTTGGCATCCAAGGGTAGCTTGTGATGCGGCTAGGTCCGTAGGTGTTCCAAACGAAGTTAACACCAGCAGCCGGGGTACGAACGCCGATGACAGGCGGAACGTATGCCAGCAATGCGGCCTTGCCCAACACGAAAGCGTTGCTTTCGTTCGGATAAACTGCCGTGTTCTGTACAGCCGTCGAAACCAAAATCTGATCGACTTCAAACAACTGTGCCAAAACATCCTTGGTTACGAGTGCTGCGTTAGCTTGCTTCTGTGCGTAGACGATACGTGAGACGATTTCAGGAACCGCCAACAAAGTATCGTAAACTTGCTTGCCCAACACGAGGGTGTTAGGTTCGCCAACGTTACCCGAAGTGAGAATGATCTGACGCTTCATGTTACGAATGTCTTCGATAGGTGTTGCGCCTGAGTTGTTCCACTGCAAGAACTGATTGGTTGACGGCGAACCGGAAACGCCTGCATACTCCGATGTCCATACGTCATGAGCGAAGAACGTAGACGCCCAATTGATTTCTTTGTTCAATTGCAACTGAAGAGTCAAAGCCTGTGTAGCTTCGAGTTCCAAGTTGATGATCGGGTCTGCGTTCGCTTCGATCTGTTCATCAAGATGACGGCCCAACGCCCACACTTGGGTTTCGTAGGTCGCCATGCTGATGTCGTAGTCCATCACTTCAACAGTGGTGCCCGGAGCACGCTGTTTCATGTTCGGCGTGTTGAAGCTGCCACGAGGATAGGTGAAGTATGAGCTAGACTTGTGCGGTACTTCCTTAACCGGAAATACCTTGTCAGCCACGAACCCATCCTTCTGAAGGAACATCAGACTAAAGTCTGTAAGCGGTTCGTTGATATTGTGTACTTGTTGTAGTGTCGGGTTCATGTCCTTTCTTTGTTTCCTCGAATTAGCTCATCAAAGCGCCGCTAGTCAGAATGGTTACTGAGATAACATCGCCCGTTGCGCCTGCCTCATTCGCAATAGCTACGATGGTTCCACTTGCGTGATTAACCAGCGTTCCGCCCGATGCGATTTCAAGCGGTGCGGCAATGGCGATAGTGTCAGTGATAGCCGCACGAGTCTTGCCACGCACGCCGATTGTTGCCGCCGTGTCTGTCGTTCCGTCCGGTGTGTTCTGCAAGAACCCGGCACAGTTCTTAGTAGCCGTTGCGAGGACTGCATTACCTGTGTTGTCCATGCTTACGGCGTAATATTGCTTCGCCGAAAGATTGGTAACAGTCGGTAGCGTGATTGATTCAAAAAGTTGAGATGTGCTCATGGTCGTTTAGTAGCCTCTGTTCTGGAGAAACTTGTAGTCTTCGCCCGAACGCTTGCCGCTATTGCGGTTCAGCATTGTTTGAAGGTATTGTTCCGGGTGCGCCATGAGGTACTCACGGTAGGCATCGGCTTTCTTGTTCTTGTCCAGTTTCTTGTCTTGCTCGATGGTCTTTGCAGTTGCCGCAAACTCACTAGCAGGCTTCACGGTCGAGTTAGGAATCCTCACAGCCTTGGACTTTGCCGAGCGATGCTTTAAGAGAGCCGTCTCTACGTCCTTCGGTGTTGCGCCGCTCAAGATGAAATCAGAAGCAAGGTCAGACATTCCCGCCAGCTTGCACAAGGTCACAATGCGGATAGCGTCAGCATTTGCTTTCTTGCCCTTCTTAGCGTCGTCTTCGTCTTCGCCGTCTTCCTTCTTTTTCTTGTCGTCTTCGCTGTCTTCGTCGTCGCCGTCTTCAGCGTCGGCCTTCTTTTTCATCTCTTCATCGTCCGAACATTCTTTATCGGCGTACTCGTCCTCTTCAGCCTTTTTTGCGGCATGAAGAGCGATCAGTTCATCGATGGAAAGATCAATGTTTTTCTTTGCCATAATTTCGTCTGTTTCCTCGTCTTCCGATTTGAGATCGGGTGCAACCTTCAGGTGATTCGCCAATTGACGATAGATTTCCTTACGGTCTTGAACGCTGTAGTTATTTAGCGCCGTCGTTTGTCCAGGGCTTGCCGTTGCGAGAGTAGTTACCTTCTGAATCGAGCTATAGCCTTCGATAGCGCCTTTCAGGTCATTGAAAGCGGTCTCGAAGGTACCCACCTTGTCAGCTAACTTTGCTTCGATTGCGTTCTCTCCGAAGAACGTACCGGCCTGAGTGTCTACGATGGCTTGCTGCGAAACTTTGCGGTTCTTGGACACCAGCGAGGTGAACATCTTGTAGTTGCGAAACACTTCGGCTTCGATGTCATCCTTTGCCGACTCCGATAAAGGCTGATGGCTGTTACCGTCCGCTTTCTTGTCACCAGCAAAAATGAAGCTGTATTTCAAGCCTGCCTTTTTGTCTGCGTCCGATTGGTCTACGTGAGCGCAAATAACGCCGATGCTTCCCACACCCGCCGTCATCGTCAAATAGAGCTTGTCCGCACAACTGGCGATTGCGTAGGCCGCTGAGTAGGCCGCATCGTCCGTAATGGCATATACAGGCTTGTCTTTGAGTTCGCCTAGCATTTCGCAAAGCTCGAACAGGCCCGATACTTCGCCGCCCGGAGAGTCGATGTCTAGCAAAATGCCCTGTACTTGAGGGTTCGTATATGCGTCTTCGATCTGTGCGCCGATAGTTTCGTATGAGCTACAGCCGGATTGCGCCATGAGACCGTAGGTCTTTTTCATGAGCGAACCCGAGACAGGAATGATTGCGATACCTTCCTGGACTGCGTAGGTCTTTTCTTTGGCTGTCTGCGATTGCGCCGCCGCTTCGATCTGATCGTGCGTTGCTTCAATCCCGAGACGGCTACCAACGCCGCCTATGATTGCGTCAAACTTTGCCGGGTGGATCGCAAGCGGAGTGCTGAAGACTTTAGAGAATAGATGCGGTAGATTGTTCACCCATCTATTTATGAGATGCAAGCCACAGAGCGACGATGAACGCACCCATGATGACTAGAAGACGCATCTTGACGGCGTTACTCATCGTCCTGTGCGTCCTCCGCTTCCTGTGCCTCTTGATCCGAGGTTGCGTTAGGATCGGCCTGTGTTGGCGTCAATGGTTGAGTTTCACGGCCAATCAAAACAAGGTTGCTGTTCGTATCGGTAATAATTCCGAGGGTAGCTTCACGCTTTCTCTCGTCTGCAATCTGAGCGTCAACCTGTTCAGGATCGAAGCCACTCTTACGAATGACCATCGAGCGTGAAGTGAAACCGGACCTGACAGCCATCTGATAAGCCTGTACTTCTTTAACAGGGTCAACCCATTCAAAGCCATCAGACACCCAAGAACACGCTTCGTAGTCTTCGGGGTTCTCTACATAGTCGCTTGGAAGTTCGAGAGCACCACTCATGACCGCTTCTTTCATCCAACGTGAGAGCACAGGGTTGCAAAATTGGTCAATGATAATGTGGTTCTGGAATTGTTCCGCCGCCCGTCTAAATTCGAGCAAGGCAACACGAGCGCTTGAATAGTTCACGCCTTTCATGTCACCTGTCAGTTGTTCGTAAGTCAGACCAACACCCGCCGCAAACTTGTGAAGCTCCACGTACATGAAGCTCTGATAGTCTCCGGTGTTCGGTAGTTCGGGTGCTTCCATCGTTTCGCCCGGTTCAAGAGCAAAGATGGTTCCTGGTTCTACACGGCTATCAAGCGCACCACTGTTGTTAGATGGCTGTTGAAACGAGTTCGCCGGAAACGCCGATTCGGTCAGGGAGTTCTTTGTCAGGAAGAAAGCGAACATACTGGCGATGCGCTTTCTTAGTCGCTCACTGTCTGCGTAGCCTTCGATGTCGTACAGCAATGGCAATACTGCCGCCATCATCGGAACGCCACGAAGCATGTTAGGACGCAACGGTTTCATTACGTGAATCATTTCGTCTATGCCGACATTGAAATAGCGATAGCTTCCAGGTGCGTTTACAATCGTGTCGTAAGGGTTGCCGCCGTAAATGCGATAGCCTAGCCGTCTGTCTGTGTTCTGGTTAAAGATGATGCCTTCACGGACGACGCTGTTAGGCCATTGCTCGATTGCACCCGCTGAGACCATGTTGAGGTAAATGGGAACCTGTTCAGTCTCGATTAGCTGTAGCTGGAAATACGGCCCATCATCGACCACATGGTAACGGCAGAAACACTCACCAGTTTCAAAAAGGCTTCGAGCTAATGCGGCCTGAAGACCGTAGAAACTCACCTGTCCTCTGAAGTCTGCCTGTTTCACCCAACGATCAAACGCTTTTTGAATTGCCTTTCTGATGTCCGGGTCGGGGTGTGTGAAGTGTGGGACGATTCCGGTTCCGATGATGTTCGATTCAAATTTTCCGATTGCCGATGCTGCCAAGGCCGAATTGCGGATAGCGTCACGAGAACGTCTTAGCAGTGGTTCCCAATCGGCAAGCTGAATGGTGTTAGGTCCAAGGATGGAACCTTGCCACGGTGCGTAACGTGCGCCCGTCGATGCGGCATCATAGCCACGGTTGCCACGGAACGCACCGAACCTCAATGAGCCGATGCCTTGCTCTAGCAACTGTAGAAGTCCGGGTTTCTTGTTCTTGTCATCCATCGTTATTTCCTCGTCATGGATTCAGCCCAAGAGACCAGCACCCAAAGTGAAATAGAAATCAATCCGCCAACGATCAACATTGCAGTGACGCTGAGACGCTCGATACCGTACAAAAGCGAACCGAGACCAACGAACAGAAATGTATGCTTGCTTGTGAGTGCGTTCAAAAACTTCATTAGTTGTTCGGG